CAAGTGCTTCGGCATAGGTCATTTACATATCAAGAATTTTCACAACGCTATGCTGATTCCTCTTTATTGGCAGAGGAAATTCCACTTCCAGAACTACGTAGACAAGACACTAAGAATCGTCAGAATTCGATTGATGATATCGATCCTTTCATTCGTCAAGAGTTTCAGATCAAAATGCAGCGACACTTTGAAGAAGGAATGAAACTCTATAAGCAAATGCTTGATGCATCGATTGCAAAGGAGTGTGCTCGTTTTGTGCTTCCGCTCGCCGTGCCCACAAAAATTTACATGACGGGCTCAGTGAGGTCATGGATCCATTATATCGATTTGCGTTCTGCAAACGGAACACAGAAAGAGCATATGGACATTGCCCTTGGTGCTAAGAAGATTTTTTGTGAACAGTTTCCTGCCGTTGCTGAGGCAATGGAATGGGTTTCATAAATATTTACACTAATACTTGAGGTTTATGCCACTATACCCTGTTATTAACTTAGAGACGAAAGAGAAGAAAGAACTCTCCATGACGATGAGCGAGTACGCTAAGTGGAGAGACGAGAACCCAGGATGGGATAAGGATTGGAGAGCAGGTGTCGCCGGTTGTGGTGAGGTTGGAGAGGTTTATGACAAACTCAAAAAATCTCACCCCGGCTGGAACGATGTCCTACACAGGGCATCGAAGATGCCTGGTTCCAACGTCCGCCCTATCTGATTTCTACCGTCTATGCCTGCAAAAAAGAAGTCTCCTACACCAATCGTTCCATTCGGAATGAGCAACAAGCATATGAAAAGAAAGAAACCAATCAACAAGGACCTAATGAGGTCCATTGAACCATTAACAGATAATCAAAAAGAACTGTTCCGCTGCTACGAGAACAATCAAAATGTCGTAGCATATGGTTGTGCAGGAACAGGTAAAACTTTTATCACTCTCTATAATGCATTGAAAGATGTGTTGGATGAGAAAACACCGTATGAAAAAATTTATCTTGTAAGATCTCTTGTTGCTACTAGAGAGATTGGATTCTTGCCTGGAGATCATGAGGATAAATCATCTCTTTACCAGATTCCATATAAGAACATGGTAAAGTTTATGTTTGAGATGCCTACAGATGCAGACTTTGAGATGCTCTATGGCAATCTTAAAACACAAGGAACTATCTCATTCTGGTCTACTTCATTCATTCGCGGAACCACTCTTGATAATGCTGTCATCATTGTAGATGAATTCCAGAACTTGAATTATCACGAACTTGATAGTATAATCACTCGTGTAGGTGAAAATAGTAAGATCATGTTCTGCGGTGATGCTACCCAGACCGACCTTGTTAAATCCGCTGAGAGAACTGGTATTGCAGACTTCATGAAAATTTTGCGTATCATGCCCTCTATTGATATTATTGAATTTGGAGTTGACGATATCGTTCGCTCTGGACTTGTGAAGGAATACCTGCTTGCTAAAATGGAAACTATGTGAAATGAGTTTTATTCATCATAATTATCTCGGTGAACTTGAATTAAACAAGAAAGAAACAAACGGCATCCGTCTCTATAATCTTCCTAATGGAGACTGGGTGCCTTCTATTACTTCTGTAACTTCTTTCTATAACCGACAGATCTTTGTTGACTGGCGTAAGCGAGTTGGTATTGAGGAAGCAAATCGTATCACCAAGAAAGCAACTGCTCGTGGAACTGATTTTCACTCAGCAACAGAACTTTATATGTTGAACAAAGAAATAAACTGGGATGAGTTTAGACCTCTGACCAAGTTTATGTTTCATCATGCAAAGCCATATCTAGATAAGATAAATAATGTACACGCTATAGAGAGGACTCTATACTCCGAGTACCTTGGTCTAGCGGGTAGAGTTGACTGCATTGCAGAGTACGAAGGAGAACTGGCAGTCATCGATTTCAAGACATCTGAAAAAATCAAACCTGAAAAGTGGTTGGAGAACTATTTCGTACAAGAAATGTTCTACGCTTCTGCTTATTACGAACTTACTAGTATCCCTGTTAAAAAACTCATCACCATCATGGTTACTCCTGGTGGTGAGGTTAAAGTATTTGACAAAAGAAACAAAGGGGACTATATTAAACTTCTAGTTCGTTATATTAAAGAATTTGTACATCACAATACTGGGACAAAGAATGGAGAATGAACTAGAAAAAGTATTAGAAAGTAAATTCTTCTGCCCTGCTCGTTTCGCACAAGAGATCGAGACCCTTGTGCATGGAGAAACCAATATGACTTACATTGATGCTATAATTTTCTTCTGTGATAAAAATAGTATTGATTTAGAATCTGTTCCTAAACTAATCTCAAAACCGTTGAAGGAAAAGATTAAATATGAGGCAATGGAACTTAATTTCTTAAAGCGAAGTTCTCGCGCCAAATTACCCCTTTGATTTCATTTTTATCGGAAAAAATTTTCCGGCAAAAATCTTCCATATTACTTTTTTGATGATGCCCTTTGATGCCTATAAGCAGTATCTTTCGTTGAAGAATCACTTCACGAAAGAAAAATATGACTATCATAAGTATTGCGGTAAAAGTCGAGCAACTGTTCAATCATTCTACAAACGAAAAGACAGATTCTGGTTTGAAAAACTTGCCAGGGGAAAAGATGATAAAGAAGTTGTAGAGTTCTTTGTATCTAACTTTATTACCTGTACTGATCCAAGTAAACTTTGGATAGGAGAGATGATACGCGAAGGTGAAGGTAGATACACTTCATGGAAGAAGAGAACTCAGTCAATGTCATACATGTTTAAAGAAGAGGTTGAAAAAATCTTTTCTGATAATAATTTTGATGCTATGTTTTCTATGGATGGTTCTCGTCATCCAGATATTTTAAAATCATATCTAAGAGATGATATATCAATTGAAACTCTTGTTATTCTTGATAGAATACTTGGTTTTAGAAAAGATTGGAATGATAAATTATCAGATCCAGTGTGGGAAACCGTCAGCATGAGAATGAAAAAGTATTCTCCATTCCTAAATATTGATGTACCGCGTTATAAAAAAATTCTTAAGGAGGTTGTAGTAGGGTAACATGAGTTTCTTTGAATCAGAAGTCGTTCGTGCTGAACTTGCTGAAGTACAAGAACTTCAGGAAGAAGTTTATTCTAGTGTGTTTCAATTCCCTGCCATGTCCAATGAGGACAAACTGCATCATATCAGTCTCCTAGAGAAACTGATTGAAAAGCAACAGATCATATGGACTCGTCTGAGTTTATCTGATGACCCAGAAGCAAAACAGATGAGGCATGATATGCTAAGTTCTGCTCGCGAAATGGGACTTCCTCCTAGTGTTGATATGAATGTTGTGTTTAACAACATGAATTCTATGCTTGATATTATGAAAAAACAGGTTGACTCTAGGGGTTCTGACCTGTAGAATAACAAGGTACACACAAGCCAAATCTAATTAATCCAAGGTAATCCTATGTCTTTTTCAGACCTTAAAAAGCAATCCTCTCTGGGATCTCTTACTTCTAAATTGGTAAAAGAAGTTGAGAAGATGAACAATACTTCCGGTGGTGGTGATGACCGTCTCTGGAAACCAGAAATGGATAAAACCGGTAATGGATATGCAGTTATCCGTTTCCTTCCTGCCCCTGAGGGAGAAGAACTTCCCTGGGCAAAGATGTACTCCCACGCCTTCCAAGGTCCTGGTGGATGGTACATTGAAAATTCCCTGACCACTTTGGGTCAGAAGGATCCCCTGTCAGAATATAATCGCGAATTGTGGAACAGCGGTCTCGATTCTGATAAGGACACTGTTCGTAAGCAAAAGCGTAAGTTGTCCTACTATGCCAACATCTATGTTGTGCAGGACAAAGCAAACCCACAAAATGAAGGTAAAGTCTTCCTTTACAAGTTTGGTAAGAAGATCTTTGATAAGATCATGGAAGCAATGCAACCTGAGTTTGAGGATGAGACTCCAATCAATCCCTTTGACTTCTGGGGTGGTGCTAACTTCAAACTGAAACTGAAGAAGAAAGATGGTTATTGGAACTATGATGCTTCTGAGTTTGGTAACGTCACTCCTCTTCTAGATGATGATGATGCCCTGGAGACCATCTGGAAGAAGCAATATTCTCTTGCTGCCCTGGTAGCATCAGATCAGTTCAAGACCTATGAGCAACTGGACAATCGTCTACAGTTGGTTCTGGGTAAGAAGTCTTCCCGTCGTCCTGTGGATGAAGAACTGGAAGATGAAAGTGAAGGTCGCGGTTCTTTCACTCCCAACTTTGAGTCTAGCAGAGCTCCTGCAGCAGACTTCAATGCACCAGACATCACTCCAACCAAGTCTGCCGACTCAGATGAAGATGATGCTCTATCTTACTTCCAGAAACTGGCAGAAGAATAATTAACCGTAAAGTCTGATATTATCAGCACGCTTAAGGGTTTCACTCTGATACTGAGTGGAACCCTTTTCGTATATCATCATTTCTTCTAAATCATCAAGCACAACATTTAGATAGAATGGTTTAAGAATGAATATATGTCTCTTTTCGTTCTCTAGTTTTTCTTCATACTGATAGTTAGTTACTTCTGTTGTAATAGAATTTGCAGTAACAACTTGCTGTAGTTTATGATCAAAATAATTTACAGAGAAATCAGACTCCACTCTTAATCCAGCAGCAACAATAGTCACCCCATCAGTATTCTTAATCTCTATAGTCTCGTGATGGTGAGTGGCATTCATTTTTT